ACCTTACGAATCTTCAACTTGAAATTAGCACCTTCCCAAAGATCAAAGGGATTAACAGGTTGTTCATCATCAAACTGTGGATTCATTAGATCGTTGATCTTATCAAAAATCTTCTTACCATACTTGAAGAGGAATACCTTTCCTTCATTCTGTGGATTCTCTGAATCCTTCACTACCATAATATTGGAAATGAAGTGCAACTTACGTTTCTGTGCTCGTGCTTGTTCCTTATCTGATTCAGAACCAGAATTCCAAAGAGTAGTGTTAAAATCCGAGCAGGGATCTTGCTTACCAATAGTAGTTAGTGAATTCTCAATGTACCATGAACCTGTTGGTCCCTTAAATCCATGAGAGAATACACGAACAAAAGGAAAATCTTCTCCCTTTGGTGCTGGTAGAAAACGAATAACCGCATATCCATTTCCTGCCTTATCCACTGTTGGTTCCCAGAACCTTTCATCTGGACCACTATTTCCTTGTTGTGGGGAACTAACCTTACTGATCTCTTGAGTTAGTTTGTCAATCTGTGCTTGACGAGACTTCTTAAGATCAGAAAAAGATGTATTTGCCATATTTGTATCTCCGTATTGTTTATATTGATTGTATTATTGTATTGATTGTATTCATAATAAAGATTTCACTCTATTATTTATACATGCTCATTAGACAAGGATTGCTCTTTGACTAACTTCTTCAGAACAGTCTTACATTTCTGACTGTCTATCTGTAGAAAGGGTTTATACTTAACAATATTTCTTCCTACAGAATTCCAAACAACATCCTTTGCAAGATGTTTATTCCAATATGAGTAACAACGGCATGCTACAACAAATAGTATTAAGGACTCTAATGATATTTCCTTTTGTAGATATTTGACAATACATGTTGGATGTCCGTTGTCTGGTACTCTTATAAGGTCTTCGAATGAACAAGTCAATAGCATTTTTTTGAGGTCTTGTTCAAAAATGTAATGTAGTGATTGAACTCGTTTTGACCAGGATTGATAGTTCTTATTACTCTCTTGATTATGAGAAATCTCACCTGCCCAAAATGATTGATTCTCAATAAAGTTAGCAATCAGATATCCTTGGGGATCTCTATGCTTTGCTAACTTTTGAAAATAATACTTATCTTTGCGTTTTTGATAATGATCGTATGTTACTTTGGTCTTACCTTGATACTTATGAAAGTCATAAGTCTTTTGAGTAAAATGATTCTTCAAAGCAACATAAAGTTGATATGCTTCAAATGGTTTCATAATAAAAGACTTTTGTTATTTGAAATGTAGATTTAAAATTCCGTGATAACCTGTAATATCTTCATACTCATTTGGTTCTGGTAATTTAAATGGATGAAACAAATGTGGCATTCTTTTGGCAAGAGACTTAAACATTTTACCATATGCTATATGTTTATCATATGCTGCTTGTGCTGCCTTTTTATTTTCAGATGCTCCAGGTTCATATCCTTCTGCTCTTAGAAAAGCAGGACTATTATCTTTTTTCATTTCTTCAGCAAATTGTACACCACGAGTTTTAACATGATGTTCAACAATTCCTCTTATTTTCGCACCAATTGCTGCTCTTGCTTTTGGAGGAATTGATTCTTTACCGACACTTTTATATTTGTTTTGTGATTTGGTAGATTTTCCAGGATTTGTTGTAAAGGTAATTTCCATTCCACCAGGAAACTCTGGTGAATCTTCATCTTCATTATGATGAGCGGATGGATTGGTCAATCTATAATGAGTGATTGTTACTTCACCAGAATGCTTTGTTCCTTTTTCGTCTGTATGTTCCCATGGATATACATGTTCGTGTGAAGAAATATTAGAACCTTTGAAATGAGTAATATGTATTTCTGGTTCTGGTACCTTAGATTCAAAAATAACATCCTTATCCCAGATATCTGATTCCCAAATACTTGTACAAGGATAAAGGATGTTATTTAGTGTCTTCATGTTAATATTTCCTGTTCTTTTTAGAAAATGCAAGTCTTCTGCTTCTTTTTGAATCAACAATCTGATATGCTGATTCTTTTCTAATATCTCACCTACATATTCTATTTCAAGTCCTGTTCTTTCACAATAAAGCATACATGCATCTATATATGAGAGATTGTTTTCTTTCACTATAGATTCAATCTTACTGCTTACTTGTAGAATATTCTCAAGAACAAGTTTACTCATAGTTAAGTTTTCCATCACTCACAATTTTTAATTTGTTATCACGATCAATATATGTGTATTCAATCATCTTGGGAGAAAATTGTTTCATTTTCTCAAACACGATTTCTGTTTCTAATTCAGAACAAGTATAAACATCCAGTTGAATTACTGAAGGATTATCTTCATCCCATGAATGAAACGCAATGTGTGATGTTTCAATGCAACAAACACCAGTGAATCCTCTGTTTCCAGGCATATTACAATATACCATATGAGGACCTGATAGAATCTTCATGTTAATAGATTCAATCAAGTTTGTAAACCACTTATTCATTCCATCCAAATCCTTTTCAAGAGGTGGATTAGAAACCTCTGCTCTAATGATGATGTGCTGGTGTTTTAACATATATTCTGATCATCTACCTCCGTTTCGTGTTTTGTTAAAAGAAATAGTATTTATAGACGGGCAAATTGAACATGCATCCAGTCAAAGTTCCTTGCTCTACCTAATGAAACTGCACCTTCTTCTTCCCAGATTCTCCAGAATGTTTCACAATCTTCTTTGGCAAGTCTTGCTTTATCCTTACCCCAATACATTTGGTTTCTGTCTGGATCAAAGTCAATTGCTATTCCCCAAGAGTGCATAGACCATGAAGAACCACCTCTCATTTGTCTAACATTCAAACATCCACCCCAAAGATCAATGCCTAACTTCCGTCTAACCCCAGGATCAGGATAAGCATCTCCAATCCGTTGAAAACATCTATACATAGAATCATGGACTTTTTCATGAACAGAAAATGAAGAAATAACCTTCTTAGTGTCCCAGGCCAGAACCATATTCCAAGGCAGTTTAAGAGTTGTTTGGTTAGTACCAACATCTCCATAATACTTCATACAATCTGCTTGTCTAGGCCAATCATTCTTAGGTGTAATAATACTTACAGGTCTCCAGTTTTGAATGGCAGCAACTTCTTTATCACCTTTTTGTCGTGCCGTCCATAGTTCTCTGGCATACTTTGTTTGTGGACCATCATAACCATCAATAGTTCCTATTTCAATCTTGGCATTGGCATAAATTGCTTGTTCCATACCAACTAGCAATCTGGATTTATTCCATCCCTTAGTATCAACTTGAACAGTACTCAAATACTTACGAATACCATCTAATGTACCTTTACCAACAATTCCGTCAATATCTCCATCATAAAATTTGTTGGTCTTTAAAAATTCCTGAATATACTTTTCATCTACTGTCTTAATGTTTGATGGTAATGTTTGAGGGAAGATCTTTGATGGATCATTAAACTTTGCTTTATCAAATTCTTTACTAGCAACTTCTGGTCTATCTTTCAGACCGAACCACTGACCTTGCATTCTTGCTCTTGCTGCTTCAAATGCTTCTGGGGTTCCTTTCTTCACATTCTCATATTCTGTTGGATATCTCTTTTGAAGATAATAATGCATGGCAATTGTTTGTTGTTCTACTGTAGACTTGCCATTCTTACCACCACCATTCAAATGAATGGCAATATCTTGTGGTACTCCCTTTCTGATAGCATCCTTAACATCTAAACCATTGGTTTGATAATAACCATAATCAGCACCATCTTGCCCGTATTCTCTAACGTTTCGGTTGTTGGATGCTTGATTATATGCTTCTGAGTATGCTTCTTTTTCGGAAAAATGTGTTTCGGTCATACCAATGCCTCTTAGAAAGGCAAGTTGGTTGATATTAATATCTTCAAGACGCATGAGAAACCTCTTTAATAAAAATAAAAAATGGACCCGTTATTTTACAGGGTGGAGTCCATACCCCGAATGACTACTTCTTAGGCAGCAACTTTCA